TATGTATTGTATGGCCCTGTACAAGAAGTGTCGCAGAAACAACAAACATCATCAGCATTTTCTCCAAAGCACAAAGTTACTTCAACTGCACAAGGATTGCAAGTTTGAACAGGTAATAATACACCATCTACTAATTGACGAACTATACCATCAGCAGAATAAAATCCATTTGCTGCAAATGTAGTCATATTTGCATTAGTAAATATAGATGTTGAATTTTCAAATGAAGCATTTAAATAATAATTACCCGAAGTACAATCACAACAAGCATCTATAGCTGTAGCTGCAAAACATAATTCATCAAGTATAGCATCTCTTAAATCCCAAATTAAATATAAGTAAATTCCACTTGTACTTGCAGGAACTGTAAAGTCTGCATAGAACAACGGACTTGAACCTGCATTTGGTGTTGCAGTTGATGAAGCAGCTAACATAGCTTGAATACCTAAGTTTGTATTTGCATATAATGTATTACTTCTTAAGTATTTAAACTTATCTTGTGCAATATTAAAATCATAAGTATCAGGAGCTATCTTATTTGTAGATAATCTCATCGTGCTTGACTCAGGAGGGAATCCACCTGAACCTACAAAGCCTGATGTAATATTATATCTTGAAACAAGCGGTGTACCTGTACCACTTTGGAACAATACTAAATTAGATAATAATGGTCCAACAAAAGTACCATTTGTATATCTATATTGTGTATGAATGGTTTGACCTGCTTCAGAGTTATTTGTAATAACAACTTCAACAATGTTTAAAGGTTCTGCTTCACAACAATTAGCTAAAACAGATACAACCATATCTCCGGTATAAGTTAATGTTATCTCAACTGTTTCAACTGAAATACTATCTTTATTAAAAAACAAACTTCCATCAATAGCTGTAGGACCTGAACTAACTACAGTTCCATCATAATTAATTTCAACATCTAAAGTAGCTCCTGATTCAATGTCTGTAAATACCCATTCAACTTCAGTAGTTCCTACAAGAGGACCTAAATCAACACAATATGTGAATGTTTTTGATGTATCAGGAGGAGCCACTGAAAGAGTAAATGTTTGAAAAGTACCACAACTTAAACACTGAGGATTTACAGGTAGTAGTTGGTCGTTCATAGCCAAAACATACTCATTCATATAAGGATCAAAACCTCCAAGTTTTTGAGTATTAAAAGATTTATTAAATTCATCTCTAAACCAAGTTCTCATATTTTGGTTAGATATTACTACTAATTGGTCACTTGGACCTGAATCTCCTTTTATTTGAATTACAGCTCCACGTTTAACATCTGTAAAATATCTATCGTAACCCCATTGAATATAACTTTCAGGATTAAAACTAATACCATACTTTTCAGTACGAGCTATTTGAGTTCCTAATACTTCAGGAGTAGCTGTAATTATATTTCCTGCACTTGCATCAGATAGTAAATTTTTTCCTGCTAATACATAAGATATTTTATCTTCTTGAAGAACTAATACATCAGTTTCTCTTCCATCCATTATTTGAATAGGACCAAAAGAAGCTTCACAATTTTTATAATTAGACAAACCTTTGTTAAACTCATTAAGTCTATTTACATTAGTTTCTCTGTTATAATTTCCACTATAAGTAATATCTGCAAATCTATCTACTTCTTCATAATTTTGTTCAGCTACTGCAGTAACTCTTTCTCCAAAATTAAAACTTCTTCCAACAAGAGAGTCTCTAACTTTATAACTTTCAGCTCCATTTCCAAAAGAAAAACAATTGAAAAATTCTGTATCAACTATTGCAGGAACTGAAGTAGTTTGATTTTGAACATTACCTAAATGGTTTCCATTTGAATCAATTCCAAAAGACAAATTATTTTCAAAAAATACATCAGGTAAAGCATCTTGAGGTTCAGTTTCAAATATCATTAAATCAACCGCTCTAAGAACTTCAATACCTGTTGTTACACAATATTTTCTTCTATTAGGTTTATCCAATCCTGTACAGCTTTTACCTGTGGAATATTGAAGAAGTAATTGATTTGTAGATACAATTCTATCAAACTGAAGATAATTTACATTAAAATCATTTTGATTTAAATATCCAACTGTAGGTATATACTCTAAACTTGTACTTCCGTCTTTTGAAAAACCTGTATTTAATAATTCTCCAACATTATCTCCATTCCACCAATCCATTAAGTTGTCATAATTAGCAGAAGCAGTTAATCTTCTGCTAAATGTATAACCTCTACGCTCACAATCGCCTCCTGTACCTTCTCTATGCCAATCAAAATTTAAAGTAATAATACTTCCTGCAGGAATACTATAATCCTCATACGCCCAAGTTGGATGTAAAGGGTCAAAACCTACACCTCTATTTATATTTACTGTTTGTCTTGATATAGAGTAATTACCTCCTTTTGGAGCACAGTCTTCTTGAGCAGGTATTTTAATTATAGCATCAGGGTCAAGAACTGCAGAAAAACTATTTGGATTGATTTTAATATATAATCCCGCAGGTACTGTAACGTCATATCCTACAGGTTCTATAAATCCTGAAGCCTGTGATGTTTTTTCTAAAACTGTAGCATAAGCACAATTTGATTTAGGTCCATTGCTATCTGCTTTAACTATAAGTCTATCTCCAATTTCAACCTTTTGCATATTTTCCCCTTCTAATAAAAACCATACTGAATTTGTATCAGGGTCTGTAAAGAATAAATTAGAATATATAGTTTCATAATTTTCTTCATCAGGCTTAATTACAAACTTGTATCGAGTAGCCCAATAAGGAGCTCTTTGAGTAGGAGGTATTGTTACTTGTATTGAATTTTTATTTGCAGAAAAACCACAAGGTATATGAACAGCATTATTAAGACTAACTAAAGCTGTAGAAGACCTGTTAAACTCATCCATATAAACAATACCAATTTCATAACCTCTATTACTATGCAAACTTTTTGGATTACCTATTTCTTGAAAAGAAGCATCTGCAAAAGTTATGCTGTAGTATTCATAAACAAATCCTGTTGGTGTAGTTGGATTATCTACATATTTCATTGCACATAATTGAAAACCAATTTGCGTACTTGAAGGAGTTGTTATTATTTTTATAGGTTGGTTTATACTTGTAATACCACTACCTACTTTCTGTAGAGCATCTAAGTTATTTGGTAAAAGACAGTTTATATTGTCCGTAAATGTAGTACCATCACAAGATGTTTCAGCTCCCGGAGTTGGGTCATATACAGGAAGTATGTTTGCAGCTGTACCAACTACCGATTGAAACTCGACACTTGAAGCCATAGCATATACAGATGAATAATTTGCATTTAAGAAAAAATTAAATGTAACCTGTATATCATCTGATGTTTCAGCAGGATAAGGGAGTGTTCCTGAAAATGAATTATGAGTAATTGTTATATCTAATGTAATAAAAGACCCCGCTACAAGATTAGCTCCTGCTAAATCTACATAAACTATAGAATTAGGAATAGATAATGGTCCATTTATTTGATAAGTTCCTGTTTGTGTATTGTCAGTTAAATTAGTTAATCCTATTTCTTCAGTTATAAAATTAGCATCGTATTCTAATTTTACAGGTTGCCCATTTCCATCAATCAAATCATATCCCTCAACATAATTACCATACATCAATCTATTGCCCATAATTGTTTGGGCTTCAGCAAAACGAGGTACATTATCATAAAGTCTAAGTATTTCAGCTTCACTTAAAACTGTAAATATTTTACTATTGTTAAATGAATATTGTAGAACTTGATTATTTACACCACCTAAATCATTTGCTTTATCAAGTTTTTCAATAACCTTAATAATATTCTTATTTGACTCTTTAAATAATAAGTCAATTCCAACAACTAAAGGTCCTCCTGAATTATAACTAACAATTGCAGTATTACAGAAGTTAGTCATACCTTCATTAAGCATACTGTTTATACTAAACTCAAAAGGATTAGGTATAAATGCAATATCTGACCATTGAGAAGTAGCAGAGTATTCTCCGTTCTCATATTCGTATCTATAAGCAAAACAAATAAATCTATCTTGTAAATAATTCTCTTGACCACTTGTTGTTATAAGTTGAACAGTAGGGGACTGAGTTGGAGGTCTTTTAATAACAAGAATAGACTCTGCACTAAATTGGTCTATATTTGCTACAGGATTAGCGTAGTTTTTTGTAATATCAATTTTTCGTGGAGCATTATAATCATCAGTAAAGAATAATAAATTTTCTATTATGTTAACTCCTGTTATAAGATAAGTAGGATTGAAATTAAGAGTAGTATTTACACCATCTCCATCATTTATACTTATTACATGATAAGTTAATATATTTGTATTTATATTAAAAGAAACTATTAAATCAAGTTTACCGGTAGCTCCTATAGTAAAGTCAGGGTCGTGTACAAACCAATAAATAGTTTCATTTGCACTATCTTCAATAGCACCAATACATCTTGCATTTGCACTTAATAAAGTTCCATCAATATATGCTAATGAAGTTAATGGTAAATTCCCCATTGTATTAGTAATAACTCCTACTTCAGATTTTTCAGTAGAACCCATTCTAACGTTCATAGCGTCAACATATTCTCCATCAGGAAGTAGTCGTTGGTCAACGACCTTATTCATTCTTCCTGCTATAAAATTTCTCGTTATGTTTGCCATATTATTTAATTATCTTATCCATTCCTCTTAAGTTCATAAGTAGTCTTCCCGGATGAATATTACTGATTCTTATTTTTGCGTTTCTTAACAATGCTGATTTTTCTTTTCTTGCACGAGCCACTATATATTCTTGAACTCCAAATTTTGAGTTAAGAATTTCATAAGTAATATAAGCATAAATATACTTTTCAAATAATTTATTCACATTAATTAAAGAATCATCTCCCCCTTCCATACCATCAGATATGTACTCAAGAATACATAATTCTCCTGCCATACTTGAATCAAAGTTTATCACTCCTGCTTTTTTGTCAACATTAAAAGTTGGGTTAAAGTTAGCTGTTTCTGTATTCAAACCAAAATGAGTTCCTACACCCATTTCAAAATACCAATTTCCATTATAATTCCAACCTGACATTCCATCAAAAGGATTACCTCTATTTAGGTATATACTCTTTTTAAGTTTATGAAGTCTATCGTAATCAATATCAGAGTATTGTGGTTGTAATATATTTCCATTTTGGTCAAATAAGATATTACCTTGTTGGTCTTGTAGATAAGCATTTGAAGAAAGTGTTTGAATATTTTCTGTCAAAGGTCTAAGCCAACCATCTTTATACATTGAAATTCTAACCCAATTTACATAGTCCGAAGGTAAGATAAATCTAAGAGAATCTGTAACACTTAACTCTAAAACTTTTACTTCTTTAAAAGCATCATAGTTTAATTCTTGAACAGCACGTTTTGCGTGAAATATAATTTTATAACGCTCTTCATTATTTACTAATGAATGGTTTCCATAGTACATCAATAAATAATTTGTTACAATGTCTTCAAGACTAATATATTGATAAGAACCCCAATTTGCATCTTGAGGTGTAATACCATTATTTTCGTAGTATTCATACTGTGATAAATATGCCATATCTTTTTAATTTTATTGTTGAACGCTAAATGTAGGTTGTTCGTGTGCTTGTTGAGTCATACCAAATTGAGTAACTTCCGTTTCACGAATAGACATACCACAATATTCAAGTATTTTAGTTACTAACTTGTAAGCATCTTCTAAAGGTAACTCAAAGTCTTGATAATCAGATTGTGATTGGTCAAATACCGGTTCTCCATTTGCTAAAGTAATATAGGTCCATTTTGGAGGTATAGGGTGTCTAAAATAAACAGCCTCAATTTGACCATAAGAATTTACAGTTGTAGGGTATATTTTAATTCTATCCCCTTCTAATGTATATGAAGGATATAGATTATTTGGTTGAGTAAGAGGAGAACTATTTAACATAGTTATTTTACCAACACTAACCTTATCAGCTTCTTTTGAATCAGATGATATTATTTTATAATTTCTATTTGTAGCTAAAAATATATTAGCATCTAAAAGTATAGTAGTAGCTGATGTTACAGAAACAACTTTAGCTGTTGTATTAGTAGATGTATTTACAACTATATCTCCTTGAGATATGGTATTACTTGAAAATGATGCTGCAGAATCAACAAGATTAGATGCAGATACTGCAGTATTAGTACCTGACGCTAAAACAGTTGGACGACATAATAATTTTAATATATAGTAAGCTGTGTTTCCTGTAGTTGTAACAGAAGGAACTGAATATGAATTTGCTGAAACATTAGATAGGTAATTAGTAACTAAAAAAGTTTCTAAAGTTTCTGACAATGGAGCTTCTATATCTGCATAATCCGTACCTGAACCACGAGAATTTTCAGCATTTATTACTTTATTGTAACTGCTAAAATACTCCTCATAAATTTCCATTTGTGCATTCTGTGCAAATAAATTGAAATCTGAGGGAGAAATATATCCATAGTTGTTCTTATTTAGAACGGACAATACTGAGTTTCTAACTTCGTTTATCATTTTAAATAGTTTTTACAAATATACATAAAAAAAAAGCACAGAAATAAATCTGTGCTAATTTTCGACTAATCCCGATTTTTATCTATTCACTAAGAATAGCTTCTAACATTTTTAATGCATCTAATCCTTCATCACTTTGAAGAAAATGTCCTGCCATTTCATAAGGGTCTTCTCCGAATGGTACTGATAACATTTTCTTTTTATTTGTAGAAGTATTAAACCAAATCTCTCTGTCATTATTTCTCAATGCTAATAATTTACTTTCAAAAAATAAATGAATTTTAGCTTGAAATTTAAGTTCAGGGTCGTTTAATATATTTAAAAAGTCTCTTGGTTCAGATTTAGCATATACTAAAATATCTCTCTTCAGAATATCTGATGGATAAATAGAAGGGTCTTTACCAAACATAACTCTTGTTAATGTCTCTATTTGTTCAATAGTAAGTTCTCTTGCTGCAATTAATGCATCTATTTCAAGATTCATATCTGCAACTTCTTCTTCTGCTTCTTTTTCTTCATCAACTTCTACAAACACTTTTCCATTTAAAGGATGATAATGTAAGAACTCCTGCAATACAGGATTAGTTCTTGAAACACTTAAGAAACCATCTTCAAAAATAATTGGTTCCATAATAGCGTTACCATCTTGTTCATCTTCAAAAGGAGATTTTTGGTTTATAGCATATCTTAATGCTCTGTTTTGTTGTTTGTCTTCATCATACCACATTAAAGGGAATCGTGGATGATTTCTTGAAGCTAAGCTATATGAAAGCGGATTTCCTGATAATAATTTGTAGACCTTGTCTACAGTTTTTGTCTTTGCCATTTTATAAATATTTAATTTGATTTAATTCTTTTTCTAAATAAAAAATATACAGAGCCTCACGAATGAGACTCTGTAATATTTAAACTATATATTATCCGAAACGGAATAATACGAAGTTGTTTGCACCTAAAGTACATACACATCTTTCAGATAGGAAGTTCACTTCCATTGCATCCAAGTCAGATGTTTGAGCACCTCCGGCAGAACCTGTAATCCAAGTTTTGTAACGTCTGTCCTCAGCTTCAGAAGCACGGTATCTTACGTGTAAGAATGGTCTCTTAGCGTTTTTACCTAAGATTTGGTCGTATACTGAAGTAGAACCTGCAGGAACTAATAAACCTGTTACAGTACCTGTTGCAGTTGCAGCAGTTTGGTTTAAACCTCCACGCATTGTTGGGTCATTTAAGTATTTCCAATCAGATTTGTAGAAATCATAACCTCTACGGAATCCTGTAAATCCTAAGTTTAATGCCATATTGATGTCATTATCGAATAAACCGAATGATGCAGACTGAGATACACCACTTCCTGCGAATCCGTTCAATGTAGCTAACATATTGTCGATGTCGAAAGACAATCCACGGTTAACAAATAAAGCATTTTCTTCAATAGCTCCTTGTTTATCTAAACGAGAAACGATTGTATCCCAATCAGGTAAAGTAGTTGGTGTACCACCACCCCATACATTTCCTCTGTTGTTTACTACGTAGAAGATACCTTCAGAACCCATATAACCTTGAGAATTAGCAGCTGAACCTGACGCAGCAGGAACTGCTTCAATCATTGCAGTTTCTAAGTAATCTTCGAATCTTAAACGAGTTTCGTGCTCAGATTTCAAATACCATAAGTATCCTGTAGCACCATTTTCAGTAGTAACTTCTACCCATCCGATTTGAGCCATATCAGAACCATTAACCGCATATTTATCTTTAATGATAATTGGGTTGTTAGAGAAGATTGAATCTTCTGATTCTAATGAACCAACCATTCCCGGAGTTCCTTTTTTGAACTCAGAACCGTAGATGAATACAGTACATTGAGTAGATACAGCAAAAGCTTGTCCTGCTGCTTCGTAGTAAGCTACTGTGAAAGTAGTTGCAGATGGAACTGCAGTTACGATTGCTTTGTTGAAAACACCTGAAGTGTTGTTTTGAATCATAACAGTTTGTCCAACGCGGATTGCGATGTAAGTAACACCTGAGTCAGCTACTGTGAAAGTTGCTGTACCTGAACCTGCAGCAGCAGCTGAAGTACAGTTAGTGTATTTAATGTGTAGACGACCTTGTTCTGCCCATTTAATTTGGTCAGAGTTAGAAGGCATCTCAGCACCTACCATTCTTAAGAATGATGCGATGGTTCTATTACCATAACGCTCAAATTCTTTCTCATAAGTATCAGGAAGATACTGATTCAAGAAGTTGAAGTTAGTAATATAGTTTGTCTGTAAAGCTACTTGCTCAGCACTTGGCTGTAAAGCAAAAGTAGGATTGTTTAATAAAGCACTTGCCATTTTTTTTTAATTTAAAGTTTTACAATTTTTTAATGCTTCGGATTTTTAGGCTCCTTCCCGAATCAGGATTTACCTCTCTAACTTGAACCCCATCATTTGACTTGGTAATTTGAGGTGCTACACGCTCAGACATTTGAATATTCTTAATATTCTTCATTGTCCCATCAACAGCATCTGATTTACCTTGTTCATAAAAGAACCTTGCAAACTTCTCAGGATTCATAGCTACAGCTAATGACTTATGATAACCGATAGCATCTTTAATTAAACCTTGCTCATCTAAAAACTTATTTACAAAGTTTGCAGGATTAGATTGTAATTTTTTCAATTCATTTCGGTCTGCGGGATTAAAAGTAATCTTCTTGTCATCAATTGCAAATTCAAAACCTTTGAACTCGTCACTGAAAACTTCTTGGGTTTTTTGTTCAAACCAATTTCTTTTTCTCTCGTTTTCTTCTTCAATAGTCTTAGCCTCTTTGGTATATTGCTTATAGCTTTCGTAGATTTCTTTTTCTTCTTCAGAAATAAGTGGGGCACTTGACTCAAGTGGCACTTTGTATTTTTCCTTTTGAGAATTAAAAAACTTCTTAGCTTGGGCAACAGCCTTTTTGGTTTCTAACTTAATTTTTCTAATTGTAGATTCATCATCAAGGTCTTCATCATATCTATAGTCATCCATTAAAACTTCTATATCATCTGCATCAAGACCATCTTGAGTTGAAGAAAAATACTCTCTTAAAAGAGTTTCAGGCTCCATAGAATCTACATCTTTGTTTAGCTTCATAAAGTCCTCAATTCCTCTACCCGTTTCTTGCTTGTATCTTAAATAAGTAGCAACATCTTCAGGTAAATCAATTGATTCTTTTCTTTCAGCCATTAAATCGTCAAACGATTTAATTTCTTTATTATATTTTTTACCAATATATGAAAGAACTTTTTCTTCTGATAACTCATCCGAACTATCATCGTATGCGGGTGGTGCGTCAACAGTTGGCGCATCAACCTGTGGCATTTCAACATGCGGCACATCATCCGGTTGTTGATTACTAATATCTGTAAACTGCTGCTCGTGTCTATCAAGTAACTCTTGTTCTACTTGAGCAACTCCTTTTTCTTCAGTACCGTCTAAGGCTCTTACTTTTAATTCCATTTTATTTAATTTTAATTTGATTTAATTTTTTACAAATGTAAACAAAAATGTTTATATTTTATCGAGGCTCAAATTCTCCTAAGTCGAACCCATCTAAGCTATCCTCATTTGATTCAAAATTCAACGGAGGTAGGTTGTTTTTACGTTGATTTATTAACTTTGATTGCTCTGTATTTTGTTGACTTATTCTTTTAGATTTAGCATCTTCTTTTTCTTTTTCACGAGCACTAAGTGTTTCAATTTCAATACCTTTTAATTGCTGATTATAGCTAAACTCTTGAGCCATAAGGTCAGATTTCATTTGAGCTTCTCTTTCTAATAACTGTATGTCAAAAGCAATTTCAGCTTGTTTTAACTGCATTTTTGTTTGAAGTTCTATTTGCATTTTCTCCGCTGCTATTTGGCCTGCCATCTCTTGAGACTTCAATTGTTGTTGAGCAGTCATAGCTTGTTGCTGCATCTTCATTTGCTCTTCACGCTCTTGTTTCTTAACTCTCTTAAGTTTCAATAATTGGTTCGCAAGTTTAAGGTTTTTAATTTCACGAATATCAATTGCATCTTCAAGATTAATATCTCCTTTAGACAATGCCATTTGGATATTAGCCTCAAGTTGAGCTTTTTGTTCTTCATCAGGAGAAACCTCAATAAAAATACCAAAATCATAAATATAAAGTTCTTTAATATCATTTAAAATAGAAACATTAAATCTTCCTATCTTATTAATAAAATCTTCTTTGAAATCAGAGTATTCTAATATATCTGCAATTCTATAAGTTAAAGCCTCAGCTAATGTTCTGTAAATAAATAAACTTCCTTCTAATATGTGTCTTGTAGCTGTATTTGAATTTAATGCTGCTAACTTCTGAACACCAACTAAAGAGTTAGGGTCAGGAGTAGAACCATCTCTTGCTTCATTTAATCCGGTTACAGCTCTAATCATATCCATATAATGATTATAATTAGCTAAAAGCATTTGCGTTTTAGAAGCACCTGAATTAGAAGTCAACTGAGTAATAGGAACTCTTGCGTTATTAAAGTCTCCATCTTGAGTATAACTACGACCAATAACAGAACCTGTTTGAAAGTATAATCTTAATGCGTCTTCAGGATTGTATGCCGCTCCTGTACCTAAGTCAACTTCATTTAAACCATCAGCATCAATAAATACCCCATCAGGAACTGTTCTATTGATTACTTGTTGTAGTTTTAAATGTGTTATTTGGATAAGGTCTGCAAAAGGAATCATTCTTCTTACTAAAGACTCAATTACTCCTTTATACATACGAGGTGCCGCAGCAACATAATTTGGTATTGCGTGTTGAGATGCAGATTTTGGTCTTACCATATTTTTAGATAATTCCCACTTCAAAAGAATATTGGTTCCCATAACCATAACTCCTTCGTACCAAACATCAATTGTTTTTTCAATCTTTTCGAAATTACCTTCTTCCATCATTTCTGTAGGAGGGTTGAAAGTATCATCTTTCTCAATCATACGAGTAACTCCGCTATCAAGAATTTTTTTCTTGTAAACAATTTTTTTCGTAGTTTTATAATTGAAATACATTAATGTAGCTGTATCTCTTGAGAATACACTATTCTCATAAAATTGAGCAACATTATAATAATCGTACCATTGTTGACTGTATTGTGTAATTTCTTGAAGGTCTTCTTTTGTTAGAGTAGGGTCTATCTTCATTAACTCCGTAATAGGAAGCGTTTTGATTTCTCCCCAATAGAAACAATCTCTAAAGTAAGGGTCTTCTGTGTAAGAGTAAACAACATTAGCAGGGTCAACATAAGAAATTTGTACACCTGAACCTTGAAGAAATTCGTGCTTAGCTATTCCAATACCAATTACAGTAGCGTCATAATCAAGTCTCTTTCTAATGTTATCATAATGGTTTTCGTCAAACATTGTATTGATAGCTTCCTCTTCAGCTATCTCAATAGCAGGCTTATAGTTAAGCTGCATATATAATGCTAATTCTTCATCACTATTAGGAAGTTTATCAGGGTCCATAACAAAAGGGTCAACTCCTGAAAGTTCTTTTATTTGAGATAAGATTTGTTTACCTGCTACTTGAGACTCCATCATTTCTTGATACTTGCTTCTCTTAGCTTGAGACATTGCATCTTGTGCGTATGCCTTAACTTTAAACAATCTATCCGACATACCGTTTACAACAATATCAACAAATTTAGAAATAATTGGAACAGGAGTCCAATCTAAATTTAGATAGGATAAATCTCCATCAATAGCTAATTCATTCTTGTATTTAGCAATAGGCTGTTCTCCTCTCGCATAGAGTCTTAACCTATTAAATTCTCTCCATTGGCTATAATATCTACAATTATTTCCGTCTTTTCTGAACCATTCGTACTGAATAGCTTGACCAACTTGTAGACCAAATTGAGGAGACGCTTTTTCCGCATCAGTAGCTAACTGACTTGGAAATACTGACGATGTAATATCTATTGTTATATTTTTCATTTAATTAATTGACTTGTTGAACCATCATTAGAATACCTTGCGAAGTTAATAATAATTTTTGAATCTTTTTTCTCAGGAATATATAAATGCTTTTGGTTAGCCATAATAGCTAATCCTGAACTAATAGAAGCATCAAATTTTGTTCTATCGTTTATATCAAACTTAGCCCAATCTTCTAATGTTCTCGTAAAAGGCATATTGCCTATTTGGTCAGGGTCTCTATAATTCCCTGCCATATCAAAACCTATATGTTTCTCGATGTAAGACTCAATCGCAGAAGCGTGAGATTGTTTAACATCTTCAGAAGAGTTAGGTATTCCTCCAAGTTCTCGTTCTGTTTTTGTTAATTTATTATATTGTTTATCAGGTCTATTTAGTGAAAACCCTCTATATCCTCTATTTTTAAAATGGTATAGTAATCGAGGTTTATTGTTCTCAATTAAAATAGGCATACCATAGAATACACAAGCCATAAGAACTTCTTCGAAAAATATCTCAGCTGTCTGAGGCCTTGCTATATACTCCAAGAAAAACTCATTGGAAGGTGCATCATCCATATTGAATTTAGTAAGTCCGTGAAGAGAACCATTAGAACCTCTACCACCAACTACTGCTGATATATCATAAGAGTCACATCCAAAAGACCCTATATGTTCATTCCCCGGATATTTAACTCCATTTCGTATATGTACATTATTTTGCAAGTGTTTTGCAGGAGTCCAACTAACTAAGAATCTTCCTTTATTGTCGGGAGTAAAAAGAACTTTAGTATCTTTAATACCATCCTGCCAATGAAAAGAACCTCTTGTAATATAATGCTCTTTTATAAGAGAGTCATTATAATCTATTTGTTGGTATATCTTTGTAAGGTTAAACAAAGACTGCTTACTTTCATCCCTAAATGCGTGAGACTCTGTTCTTGGAAACTGACGATAGAACTCATTTAACGCATCAGCATCATTTTTCAAAGAGTCAACCTCTGCTTCCCAATAATCAACAGCACCATTCTTAATCCAAGAACCATCTACACCTTTTATAGGTTCAACAGGTTTATAGAAAATAGGCATACCATATTTATCTATGAATCCCTCCATATTCCATTCCATAGGAATAAATAAAGAATACAATCCTGATTTAGTTTGGCCGTTGGCATTTCTAACTAATACATTAGAATCCTCATACATATCTTTATAGTTCTGACCTCCTTTTGATAAAGCATTTGACGTTGAACCCATCATACACTTACCAATGATTTTAGACCCTAATCGAAGACACGTTTTAGTTACTCGCCAATTCTCTTTAATATTATTTGGTTTAGTCCACTTACCGCTCTCATCGTGAGCTAAAAATAGAAGTTTTTCCCCGTCATAAGAGTTATCTTCTGTATTCTTCCAATCTATTGATGTATCTAATCCTTCAATTATTTCAGCATCAGATTCATACATATTCTTCTTTGTAATCTTAGATGCAGGAACCCTAAATGCTAACTCTGTCTTAGGTTTATCCATACCATCCATAATTGGTTTAAAGAAGAAAGGAAGTCTACTATTTATAGGAACAACCTTATCTGTAAACATTTTTTTAGCATCGGCTCCTGTCTTAGACAAAATACCAATCCTTGAATCTTTAGCAAGTGTTCCTATATTTACAGCCTCAGACGAAGACATAAAAGAGAATCCTGAACGTCTAATTTTAAGGTATATCATACCAAAACTACGCTCATCTGCTTTACAAGCTTCCCAAAACAACCAATAGATTCTATTAGCTTCACGGAAGTCAGGATAACCAACATCAATACTTGACCATTGTAAGTACATATAATGAGAGCCGGTTATATATGTTTTAACTCCATTATTCATAAACCAATATCCTTGCTCTCTATAATCAAACTCTTGTTCAATATAATCAACCCATCTATTTTTAAAATCAGATGGCATTTCATTCCATTGGAATATAGATTGTATTTTTTCTAAAGGTTTAGGTATCGGTTGTCTTTCCCAATATTGTTCAGCTTTACTTGAACTTGTTTGAAAACACTTTTCAGGAGCAGGTGGTATAGCAATATGAAGACCTGATATATTAATAATGTCTCCAATTTGACCTGTCTTTGATATTACTACAACATCATATTGGTCATTATAGCCATACGCCCAAGACCTATTTCTATTTTTATTAGAAATAACTCCTTTAGCAATATAGTCATTGACTACAGTATATAATTTATCTTGACCTTCTTTCTGCAAAACCTTGTCTTGTATCAGTTCGACTTCCACCTTTTTCAGATAACTCAATGCTTTCCTTTTCAGCTTCAATTCTATTTAGAATTTCAAATGCATCGAATATCGCTAATTTCTTTGTTGCTGCTGCATTTTTTAGCTTGTCAGCAGCTAAATCATCTCCTTCGCTATTTGGGTCCAATATAGAGTCCTCAGCGACTTTAATTAATTCTTCTACAGCTTTATGTCCTGCTGCTATAATCTTTAGTTTTATGTCTTTTGTACTCATAGCTTTATAGTTATTTGGTGGTCATACATTCTGTACATCTTTTCTCCGTCAACATCAAACTCATATTCGCTATCAGGTTTGAAACATATAGTATCTCCCGAATCAATACCTTGACTTAATAAGTAATCATTTGGATAAATCATTATTCCCATTAATGGTTCTTCTTTAAAAGGTTTTTTGATGTAGGATTCAATTGCAGGAATTGGTTTTACAAAACAATATCTATCGTATGCAAACCATTTATCTTTTTTCTTATACATAAAGAATTGGTCGGTTTCAATAAAGAATAAGTCATCTTTAAAAAAACTCTTACCACTTTTTTGACGACCTCTCATATCATTATAATACTTGAAAGCATTATGATGCACAAGAAGCGTATCTCCTATCTCTATAGGACCGGTATAACCTAATGGTACTTCTACAACCTCAGCATATCTGTTTGAGAATTTATGGTCTTCTTCTGAAGAACTAATTATAAATTCAATTCCCGCTATGTCTTTTGTGTTGTCGTACCTTTTCCCATTTTTAGGCTTAGCTATAAAATAAAAAGGCGATTTCATTAAAAGTCTATATTAAATTCGATTGAAATTGGAACCGTAAAGGTAAACTCTTTCCACAAAACTACCTCATTTTTTTGATTAATAATGTAAATTTGTATAGATTGTTTTTTCGTATCGTATTTAATTAGATGAATTTCGTTAGAATCTCCTAATATTTTTTGACCAACTATGTAGTGCATAGCACCACTTTTATAGTCAGGTCCGATTGATATTTTTCTTATATCCATTTGATTTAATTTTATATTTTATTCTTTAATTGTAAAGTAACTGTGGTTGGATTTTCTATTAATTCAATTTTCTGTGCAATATTTTCTTCTAAAGCAGAAATATCCATAACTGCATTTAACCAATCAATAATATCCTGTTTTTCCAAATCATCAAATGCTTTAAAATTGTCTTTGTTAGGTTCTCCAATAGTTTGTGCTCCAAAAAGTTCAGCAGATATATTATTATCATTAACACCTAAAAGCCTCCAATGTATTGTTTTTACAACATTCTTTAACCCATCTTTATTTACATCACAATCTAATGAAGATATAACCCATATAAATTTTATCATTTTTTTAATTTTTTATTTATCCTAATTCTTCTACTACTAAACTATATGGTATAATAGCAGCTCCACATCTATTAGATATACTAAAAGAATAACTAACCGCTACTCCATTTGTCAAAGTAGTATATCCGTTAAAAGGTTCTATTATTGTGGTATTTGTACCTGCAACATCTTTCTCGTATATTATTGTTCCATTAATGCTCATTATTAAATCAGTTCCATTATCTAAATATACACAACAATAATATTCTAATTTAGATAGG